TACACTTTAAAACAGGTGATTCTGAAAGACAAGCTTTATTTCATTTTATTTTAAGGAAGCCCGAACTATAACAATGTTACAAGGCTTAACACCGAGAGGGCCCATAAAAACCATATAAAGAGCGGGCGCGCGCGAATAGCATACAACAATACTAGAATGCAATAGCTAGGGGCAAAATAATTGAATGGAGGGGAATATAGTTATATTGATAGTAGCAGTAGGGTTTAGGCTAAAGAGGCTCAGAGGGCTTTAGAGAGGGATTTAAAAGGATCTTGAAAGAATAGGGAGATCGATGGAGGTTATATAGCTAAAGTGTTGAAATTATAGAGTCTTTAGAGCTTAAAGTTATTAATCTTCAAAGGTCTTTAAAGTCTTGACAGTTTGGAAACTAGACAGATCCAGCTAAAAAGATTTATAAGTTTTTGTAGACTTTGGAGCCTTTGGAGAGGCGGGGCAGGTCGCCATGGCCCCTCCCCCCTATATATATACAATGTTATACATTTTGGAAGACTTTGGAGTGTATACCAGTTAGCGCGGCAGCTTCAAAGACTTCAAAGGAAGTGCAGTAGAGGGGTGGTATAGATATATGCACACGGTTGAAACGGGGGAAGCAGATACATAAGAAGATGACTGCTGACATGTCTATATAACCCCGGAGGGCTTAATATCTATTATAGGACTAGAATCAGGTTTTGTCAAGTACTTTCGTTTAATTCTTTATACCTTTATTGCATAAAGTGCTTGACAAACCTTCATTCTGAGTATATACTGTAGTAATATAATCAAAGAAGCATATACAATGGGTTCAAAAGCACTAACAACTAAGCAAGAGTCCTTCCTGCATCATTTACTTGAGTGCGGTGGAGATGCTAAGCATGCAGCAGAACTAGCAGGATACAGTGAAACAAGCTACCCTGCAGTTGTTAAAGCTTTAAAGACAGAGATCTTAGACCTTGCTACGAACATACTGGCACAGAGCGCGCCTAAGGCCGCCCTAAAGCTAGTACATATCATGGATAGTGCAGAGCCTATACCGCAAGCTAACATGCGTATACAGGCAGCACAGACCATCCTAGACCGCGTAGGCTTAGGAAAGACTGATAGGCTGGATGTTACTGTCAACACTACTGGAGGGTTGTTTATCCTGCCCGCAAAGCAAGCGACAGTAATAGAAGGCACGTATGAGGAGATCTAGCAGTACTATTCCATTTGGTTATAAGCTGGATGATAACAACGTAGAGTTGTTAACGCCCGTACCCGAACAGCTCGAAGAACTAGACAAGATGGTAGAGATGGTTAAGCAGCAGACGTTGAGTCTCCGCGAAGCCGCAATGTTCTTAGAACACAAGACAGGGCGACCAATCTCTCACATGGGTTTAAAGAAGATAGCTGATAAACGCAATGACTGATTGGGAACTAAACCCAGACAACTACGCAAAGGACGATGCCGGAGAGTTTATACTGAAGGTAGATGGAACCCCGCGTAAGAAGTCAGGCAGAGCAAAAGGATCTAAAAGCCGTGGTTACAATTATCATTCTAAGACTAAAGCAACAATGGACGCAAAGAAAGTCGTCCGAGAGAAGCAAAAGAAGTTAAAGGCAGCACAAGCTAAAGTAGAGAGTTACAAGAAGTCGATTGGAAACACCAACAAGACTTTAACACAACTAGCTAACGACAAAGCAAGTAAGGTTATAAGCTCAGAAGATCTAAAAGCCCTGCCAAAATCTCTAGCATCTGAGGCACAAGAAGAAGTCATCTTCAAAGCCAACGAAGGCCCACAAGAAGACTTCCTTGCTTCGAGCGAAACAGATGTGTTGTATGGTGGTGCAGCAGGTGGCGGTAAGTCCTACGCCATGCTAGTAGATCCATTGCGCTATGCACACCGCTCAGCACACAGAGGGTTGATCATTAGACGCTCTATGCCAGAACTACGAGAACTAATAGACAAGAGCAGAGAGTTGTACCCTAAAGCTTTTCCGGGATGTAAGTACAAAGAAGTAGAGAAGCTCTGGAACTTTCCAAGCGGCGCAAAGATTGAGTTTGGCTTCTTGGAACGAGATGCAGATGTTTATCGGTATCAGGGACAGGCATATAGCTGGATAGGGTTTGATGAGATCACTCACCTCCCGACAGAGTTTGCTTGGAATTATCTAGCATCCCGACTACGTACAACAGACCCAGAGATACAGGTCTATATGCGTTGTACAGCAAACCCCGGTGGCGCTGGAGCGTCATGGGTAAAGAAGAGATATATTGATGTTGCACCCCCGCATGAGTCTTTTGTGGGCGCAGACGGACTAACACGTAAATTCATACCCGCTAGGCTTCAGGACAACCCGTTTCTAGCCACTGACGGCCGGTATGAGAAGATGCTAAAGGCTCTGCCACCAACGCAGAGACAGCAGCTTCTAGACGGCAACTGGGACGTTGCAGAAGGCGCAGCCTTTACAGAGTTTGTTCCGCAGATACACGTGATTACACCTTTTGATATTCCTGTACATTGGGAACGCATCAAAGGAATAGATTATGGGTATGCTTCGGAGAGTGCTTGCATCTGGGGTGCAGTAGATCCTAGTGATGGAACACTTATTATATATCGTGAGTTGTATCAGAAAGGCTTACTGGGAACAGAACTAGGAGAACTCATAACCAATATGGAAAGAGGAGATCCTTTCTCAGTTCCGGGAGTTTTAGATACAGCGTGTTGGAGCCGTACAGGTGTTGGAGGCCCAACAATCGGTGAAACTCTTCAGAGAGCTGGACACAAGCTTAGAAGAGCAGACAAGAATAGAGTACAAGGAAAGATTCAAATCCATGAATACTTGAAGATTATGCAAAGCGGAAGGCCTCGAATACAATTATTTAATACATGCCCTAACCTGATACGCGAACTTCAAAGTATTCCTCTGGATAAACGTAACCCAGAAGACGTAGATACACATGCACCCGATCACGCATACGATGCACTACGTTATCTGATTATGTCTCGACCGCGCATCAACGACACGTTGAACCAAATGAGACAGTTCCACAGAGAGCGTAGTTATGCTCCTGTTGATTCAACCTTTGGATATTAACTTATATGAGCAATGAAGAAAACGGTTTATTTGGAAACGCTGGAGAGATCTACTTCTCGCCTGTAGAAGGTGAGAGTGGACTCGACCTAAATCTAGAAGAATCTGTACGTCTCCAGTTTGTCGGTTTAATCGAGGATCGTTTTGCTCAGTCCGAAAGAGCTAGAGAGCATGATGAGGCCCGTTGGCTACAGGCGTACCACAACTTCCGTGGTTTATACGCTAAGAATGTAAAGTTTCGTGAGTCCGAGAAATCTAAAGTCTTCATCAAAGTGACTAAAACGAAAGTGATCGCAGCATTTGGTCAGTTAGTAGACGTTATCTTTGGCACTGGTCAGTTTCCTATTGGCGTCAAAGCCACAGAAGTCCCAGAAGGCGTTTCTACGTACAGACATTTAGATAGCGCCCCCGGAATTGAAAGCTCCAACGCTCTCAAAGTAGAGCAAGAAGAAAAAGAAGAAGTAAACCCCTTTGACGTAGGCTTTGCAGGAGACGGAAAAGTCTTGAAAGCAGGCGCTACGTTCTCTTCGGGCGAGTCGGCCTTTGAGAAAGTTGTGAAGGCAGGAGAAATTAGCGGCAAGCTCAATTTTAACGAGGGCCCAAGCCCTGATCCACAGGCTTTAGAAGTAGCTCCAGCTAAAGATGCTGCGCGTTTGATGCAGAAACTTATTCACGACCAGATTGAAGAGTCTAATGGTTCTTCAGAGCTTCGCAATGCGTTGTTTGAGGCTGCTTTGTTTGGTACAGGGGTTGTTAAAGGCCCGTTCAACCACAACAAGACATTGAGTCGCTGGGTAAAGGACGAAGAAACAGGCGAAAGAACTTATAATCCTCTTACTGTGCGTGTTCCGCGCATTGAGTTTGTCAGCATCTGGGATTTCTTTCCAGATCCTAATGCAAATACAATGGACGATTGTGAATACGCATTTCATAGACACAAGATGAACCGTTCACAGCTCAGAGGCCTTGCAAAGCTTCCGCATTTTAACAAAGATCAAATCCGTGACTGTCTTGTTATGGGTTCGAACTATGTTGAAAAAGACTACGAG